GGGTTGGGGGTGTGGGGGAGCCCGGCCGGAGGGGGGCACCGTGAGGCGCCCTGTCAGCTACGCCGCGTCGCGCACTCTCAGCGCTACCGTCAAACGCCCTCCCGGCGAGTGCTCAACGCTTTGAATAACGGCGAGACGGCGAGACCACCCAATCTCTGCGTCGGTGATTGTGACTTGGTCTCCCAACCTGAGCCACCCCCAAGATTGCTCAAGGTCATAGGATGCAAAGAAGGCGGGGAGGCCTAGTTCTTGAGAGCGCCAGCCGACGACCGCGCCAGCTGTAGAGGCCGAGTATATGAGGTCGGAAAACTGCGCCTCAATAACTCCCGGCCCATATCTGAGCCGGCCAGCCTGCAACGCCCTGTGTACCCCTCCACCGTTGGTCTCATCTTCCGATCGGGAGACTGCTGCCACTCGTTCCGCGTACAGATTGTGGTCTGCATCGTAGGCGTATCTGATGGCTGACTCTGTGAGGAGTCTGGTTCTGTCCTCTGATTGAATGCGCCCAACCCGGAAGACCCCTTGCAGCCCTCTGGTGAGGTTGGCGATTGGGTTCTCGCCAAGGGGCCAGACATGCACACCGAGACCTCTGGCTGTGCCATGTATAGAGACGGGCAAGAGTGGCAGCAGCTGAGCCGATAGCCAGTCCCACGGCCTAAGATGTTCGGTCGGGTCGCATACAATTGACGTGTCTATCTGGTAACTCTCAAGGAGCCTGGCAGCAACCTGGACAGAGACCATGTCCCACGGCGCGGTTGATTGACCGACCGCCCATTGCAGCACCTCGCCCGCGGTGCGTATGGCGCCGCCGCCTTCCCGAGTCAGCCCCGGGCCCTCTGTCCAGCTCGTGCGGTAGGTGTCGTTGGGCTGGTAGGTGATGCCGGCGAAATGATTATGAACGTCTGCAATGGCAACAAGGCGCCCCGTCCCATCTGCTACGTGCTCAACTGGCCCCGTCGCGCTGGAACCGTTTTGGTGGACCGTTACTTGTGAGGCCTGCACAGCATGGCCCGCAATGAGAAGGTACTTGTTGCCAGAGTCCACCGCATAGGCTGGAACCGCTTGCACACTGGTTGAGTCGCTAATCAGTCCCGGCTGTCCGATGACAATGGGGTAGCGTTCGCCGTTGGTTTTCTCGGCTGCGTCCGGCCATGTCGTTGAGTCAACGCGGGCGGGCTCGGGGCAGAGGTCTCCGGAGTCGTCCCATGGGTTGGCGTCAATGGCTAGCTCAACCGGCATCCCCTTCGGCCCATAGCTGTATTCACGGACGCGGCCCGAGAAATACAGCAGCGAACGCCCCCCGAGGATATGCCGGTATATCTGGACCGTGCATTGGTGCAGGTCTTGCCGGTCTGCAATCAATTCCGGGACGTCCAACCAGTGGGGTCGAACGGTCAAGGTAAGGCTTCTACTGACTGGGGAAAGAGCAAAGAGGTCCAAAGATTCGGACCACGCGAAGTCGTCAACGCCGGGCCTCCATGTCACCGTCTGCCCTGTTTCAGGGTCGGCCGCTTTGACCACTTGGGGCGAGAGGTAGACAACGCGCGACGCCCACTCAAAGCGCACGAGCCAAACTAGGTCAGCCGCTAACAGCTCAGCACGGTCCCACCAACGTTCGCTCATGGGGCTTCCCATCCGCCAGGAATCTCAGACACGACCACCCGACTTGAGCGCTGAACCTCGTCCTTGCCCTCATAGCCTTGGAACGGCTCAACCCCGGGGTTTGATGTAACGCGCCCATAGATAATGAGTTGGCGATCGGTGATGACGTGGTCTCCACTTCCTCTCTCGACCTTGCCGAGATAGACAACAGGACTGGCCGCTCCTCCGAGGCGCTGAGATACCAGCGACTCAAGAGCCATGACGGCCTCCCCACGATTGGCCACGGCCTCACCGGCATCGGTGCCCGTCACGTAGTCGGGTTTGATGTTGTACTGATACAGGCGCCGCGTCTCCATTCCCTCGTCCCAAGAGAAGGACACTTGGCGAGATGGCAGCCCGCTCCTCCTGGCGTAGGTCGCGCCGCTCGAATCCTCTGAAATCTCTGCTCGTTGTTGGGTCGTAATCTCTCGACCGAACGATGGTGAGTTTCCGAAAACGAAAACGTCGCCAATCAGAATCTGGCCAACCTCCTGATACCCGTCCGCAGTTGTCCCGCTATCAATTCGCAACCGTAGGTGCGTGACTTCCGCGGTGAACTCGTGCGCAACGACGACACCAGAGCGTGCCCATATTTCACACGTTCCGGAAGTGGGCTCGGTTCCGTCAATGCCCTCAAGCTCAAAGACCGGGCGGCGGCTTGTGGCGTCTGTCCAGCTGCCCCCGCTGTTGCCCTTAATCTTGCGAACGGAGGTGCTACCCCCGATGAGCTTGACCGTGGCACCCCTGAACTCGTCCGGCCAGATGTACCGACCAGCCGCCTGAGCGGTTCCCGTATCAACAAGGAGCGCGGTGCCCTGCCTGATAAAGGTCAGCGAGTCCAAACCCGAGGCCAAGTCCAGCGTCGCCGCGGTGTTCCAGCTGCCTCCGGAGTTGTCAGAGTATTGAAGTTTGGCAGTCTTGAAATTGCAGCGCAGCAAGCACAGACCAATGGTGCTGTTCCTGAGTCGCGCTTTCTGCGTGCTGAGCGTCCAGACAAGGTCTTGGTCGTCACCGTCTGATTCGCTTCTGTAAGTGTTTGATGGAGCTGGGGAAACTTCGGGGAGCGCTGATTCTGCGGGGTATAGGTGGTCTGCGGTGACCGTCCATTGCTCGCCCTGCAGGGTCGGCCCGTCCATCGCTGTCAGCTCAATCCCCTTCCGGACATATTGGGACAGTGGCGAGAAGTCGAGCGGGCGCACGTCTTCCGGGTTGGCGTATCCGGCTGCAGGAGTGTCGTTACTGAGTCGCGTGCAGACGTCCGGCCAACCGCACCAGCCGACGTGGGACCAAGTGCTCTCTTGACTGCTGCTGTCCAGCTTGCCCCACCTGGCCAGCGTGTCAGCTCCCGGCGTGGTTCCGCTGTCGTCTGTCAGCGTCCCGGCCGGACCCTCTGCCCACTGCCTCCGCTGAGACTGTGAGCCGTACCACGTTTTGACGTTGCCAGCCTTGTCCATGGCGATACGAATCAAGGTCTCGTTGGTCATGTCGTGAGTCACCGTACTGCCGACCGTTCCACCCGATATGGCATCGGTCAGGGTAAAGCTTCCCGTACCCGCTTTGATGGTGGCCGCGTAGACATAGGTCGCATCATTGGCTCCGCTGTTGTTGCTGAGCTGTATGGTGATTCCGGTGTCCTCATCGGTGAGGGTTGTGACCTTGAGGGCAATCTCGGCCACTATCCCCTGGTAGGAAGAGTTGGTGTCGGTCTGGCTGTAGATCATCAGCCCCGTGCCGCTTAGCTCAAGCAGCCCGTTTGTGATGGCCTCCGAAGCGGCGCCGGACTTGGCCCACCCCACGTCGGTGGGTATGGCGGTCGGAAGGTAGAGCGCTCCCTGGAGCTGGCTGCTGTCGATGTCGGTAACCTTTGCGTATGTCACATAGGAGTCCGCGGAGAAGTAACTGGCCCCCAATATGTGATACCCCCGCGGGAATGTCTGCGTTGAGTGTCCGCCCATATAGACCGCGCGGGTTGCTCCCTCGTCCTCGTCGGTCGTGATAACAAACAACCGTCCGCCCATATCGACGGCGCCGTATTCCATCAGATAGTCGGTGTCTGACTCACTTAGGCTGATGTTGTCGCCATGCCACAAGACCCAAGACCGGCCCCCGTCTGATGAGCGGCGCAACAGCTCAGCAGCATGGCCCATAGCCGCGGGGGGTGTTCTGCTGGACAGGCTGTACAGGTCGCCATCTTCCCCAAGCCAAACGGAGCACGCGGGGTTGTTTGCGTAGGTTGGAACATTGGGCGTGATGTCTACGCTGTCCACCTTGCGCTGAACGCCGTTAGCGATTGGGGTCGATACGGTCGGAAGAGCAACCGAAACCCACTCATGCACACCCGCAGAGTCGGTGTGCCTGGTGACGAAGAGGACCGAGCCGTCCGGCAACGCAACACAGTCATGGGTATCGGTGTCCCCGTTCCCGGCGTTGATAGATAGCTGTGCGCCAGTGTCTGAGGTAACCAGTCCATAGGGGCCCGCGGGCGTTGTGGCTGCGTACGTTCTCACGTTTTGCGCTGATGCCTCGGTCGTCCCCAGTGCCAAGAAAACCCCCGCATCGGTGACCGCGGCGCGTATTCGCAGGTCGTTGGTGCTGATGATGTTGTCGTCTACCACTCGCTGAGCGTAGACAGACCAGCTGTCCCCCTTGTCATCGGAAACCAGAATGTCGACGTTTCGGTAGCTGTTCACCGATCGGTCTGACTGTAGGAACAGATACAACTTTCCGTCGGGGGCAACGCATAGGCCGGGGCTTGACCCAACTCCGAAGGTGTACCCCGTGACCGACACGACGGTTGTTTGTGTCCAGCTGTCTGCAGATGCGTCGAAGATCATCCGATGCAAACCGTTGCTCAGGGTCTTAGGTCGAGAGATAGCAACGACCCGCCCGCCCTCCAGGCGCTCAACAGCAATCCCACCGCGGGGGATGTAGGTTGCGGACAAAACCTCATGTCCAGTTACAAGCCCGAGGTGGTCTGCCCCATACCAAGAGGAAGAGCCGCTATCCCTCCAGACGTAGCCCGCGCCATTGCGCACCGGAATCCCGCTCGTTTGGGTCTGCACGTCAATTTTGTGCTGGTCTGAGTTCGTGCCGGTAGACCTGAGCGACAGGTCGGTCGCCCCACTCGGTACCGGCTGGCCCACAATGGGCGAGCCTTCGGTATAGCTGGACAGCGACGAGTCAAGGTTGGCGAACGTGACCCGCTCATCCGGGACGAGCAGACCAGAAAGCTGTTGATATTTGGTATAGCGAGCGCCCATTTTCTACCCCATTCCGGTGGGTCGGTGGCTGCCAGGACGGGGCCGACCCCTGTGAATCTGGTTCTGTAGCGACCCCTGACCAGAGCGCCCGAGGTCGTATACCTGAGCGTCAAGGACTCGGGTCCGAACCTTCTGCTGAACGATCAAGGTTGTGGGGCCCATTGCCTGC